ATCATACTGACAAAAAATGTCAGCATGTCCTTTTTTCTTACGAAAGGTAAATAATAATTTTGCAACAAAATTATACAAAGCTATGATATTTCTGAAAGATATAGAGAGCAAGCTCCGTGTTTATAACGACGAACTCGACTATTACCAAGTTGAGATGTCGTTGGCTATTGATGGCGAATTGGTTATTGATAGGATGCAGTCGCGTTATATGGACGGGGCGCATTGTTTCATAGGTGTGGAACAAATAGTTCGGTCGTACATGGAATTGAATCGTCTTTCGGTGGCTACCATCACTGGTGACTTCCTCAAGTTCGAAACAGAATCAGACACCTACGCAGCCACCTTCAGTTACGATGTCCTTTACCATGCTGGCCCAATGCGCCTGGCATCATCGTCCACCACTTGCGACACTTTCATCAAAAAGAATTTCCTTACTCCGCTCAAGCATGGCGTTGTCACTCCCGACATGCCGTTCTTCTTTCTGTACTTCTATACCACCGAAGCTGAAAGTTTGGTAGTTACCCACTATCTGAAGGACGGCAGCACTAGAACATCTTCCAGAAGCATCTCAGCTAACCGCTTGACTTATCAAGGCTGGGCATACCTTCCTAATTGCTATAAGATAAATGTTACCTTAGGCAGTCGCTCGTTCGACATCTATTGCATTGACCAGACGGAAGGTGTGGTGATGAGATATTATGATTTCTTCAATAATCTTTGCTATGCGTTCGTGCCATCCTCCATAACTCGCTCTCCATCTACTGACTTTGAGAGAGCCGTTCAGGATAACAAGACTATCCGTTACGATGTCGAGCATAAGTTAGAGTTCTCGCTCAAGACGGCTCCAATCCTTCAGGCTTTGGCTGACCAAATCTATTGGGTATGCCGCTCTCGTCGGGTGTACATGATTGAGTTTTACGGCAATCCTTTTCCGGAGAAAGCTCACGAGATCATCATCACCGATTATAAGTTGGATCAAACCACCAACCCGAATACCCCTACCGTATGTGAAATGACATTCGAGTACGCTGATACCACGCTACCGAATGTAGCTGAAATATATTGATAATGGAACAGAAGCTCATCGACATAGATAGCCGCAAGCAATACACCGAAGCATGGAATGATACCATGGTCAAGATTTGGCGTGAGCGTATCATCAAGCTGGGTGTGTTCGAGACACCTCGCCGCAAGACCCGAGCCAGTGCACCGCACTTGCTCGATAGCTTGCGCCTGTTCCCTGTTCGCCATGATGACAAGTACATGGAGCTCACTATGCACTACACCTTTCCTGAGTATGGTATCTTTCAAGACCGAGGTGTCGGACGAGAGAAAGCACGAGGCAATAGTGGCGATATTGATTTGTTCACGAAAGGCGACAAGGAGCGTAAGTTCCGCAAACCTCGCCCCTGGTTCTCTGTCAAGTGGTACGCCTCTTGCATGAATCTCAAGGAGTTTATGTCTCGTGCCATCGGCGACCACTTTGTCGGTATAATGACCACCGCATTTGCTAACCCCTCAGATACTAAGTAATATGATCCAACGCCTCAAACAAATCAGCTGGAAGGACTTTCCTATTCATCTGCTTGTCTTCGTCATCAGCACGCTGGCCATGATTGGCTTGGGCGTGGCTGGCTTCTGTGTTCCACCTATCGGCGAGATTCATCCGTCAGTCTTCCAGTATGGCTGTTTGTTGTGCGTGCCATTGGTCATGTCGCAAATCCCTCCTACCTTGCGTGAGGCTCGCAATCTTCAGCACATGAAGACCAGCATCGGCAAGGTCACTATCGAGACAGAGAATGAATCCCATCCACCCGAACCCAACTCCTGATGATCAGGAAGTAAACTTCCCGAACATCCTTTCCAAATGTTCGCAAATTTAAAGTACAACTTTAAGATTGCGCACTTTTCCCTATAGCCCGCGGTTGCTTCATTACCGTACTGTTGTCTTCATTTTCTTAATTCATTGTGTACCGGGCGAGGTCGTCGAGAGATGCCCTCGCTTTTTTTTGTTTGCAAGTTGTTTGCAGGTTGTTTGCAGGTTGTTTGCCATAGACTCTACACACGAGGCTCGTTACCGCCCGCCGTGCGGGTTGTCTAATGGGGTTGTCTAATGGGGTGTCTAATGGGGTGTCTAATCTATAGGAGACCCTACCTCTATTCGTCCGCCCTCTATGCCATAGGAGACCCATGCCCTCGCTCCGTGTGTGCGCTGCATATTCCGCTCAAAGAAACGCCTCAAAGCGGCAAGCGATTGCAGGCAGCGCGGGGGGTCACCTTCGTGAAACAAGGAGAGATTGTTGCACTCTCTCCCTGTAACCCTCACTATTTCAGCGGCATTTTTTTCGTATCTGTGGAAAACTCTGCCGCAAACAACTGCTTTTGCCGTGTTTTTTGCTCAAAAATACGGCTATTTCAATCAGTTACAAGGTGTAAAGTTGCACTTTGCAGGCGAAAAGTTGCACTTTTGAAATAAAAAGTAAACTTTTTTCTGCAAAAGTTTGGTCATATCAAAAAAATGTATTACCTTTGCACCGTTCAAACCAAAATACTAAGAGGCAGACGATGAAATAGCTGCCGATGGCGGCTTTTTTGTTGGCTGGTGAAATAGGTATAACCGAATACCCCGTGCGACGGCTGTAATGGCTTAGCGACCCTCTTGGTAAGGTTTGAACAACGGGTAGTATTCGGTTTTTTATTGTTTAATGTTCAAAATTATCAAGCTATGTCTGATTTACAATCATTCCAATGTCAGCAAATGACTGCTGAAGATGTTCGCAATTTGTTTTTATCTATGGCGGACTCAATTCCATCTGCAAGCGTAATCGGTAGTGCAGAAAACGACGAAAACACCTTAAACTACACTTTCTCAATTGGAGCTGGAGTAGATACTCCTCCAATGATCGTTGGTTTTTCAGTAATGAAGATAGGAGGTGCGTCATGTTAGTTCCTGCAGACACCTGTAAGGATTTGCGTGCACTCCTTGCAACAATTATTGAGAGTATTCCTAATGACGACCGTCCAGTAGAGTTCTCAGCTGCTCACTCGTTTGATGATGGCAGCCGTGTAGAAGCTCGTTTCAAGATGGACGACGGCAATACATGGCACATCGTCATGGATATGGAATTAGAGTATTGAGTCCTCACCAGTCACCTTATTATATATTAAGTAATAAGCACGCTTTCGGGCGTGCTTATTTGTTTCTAAGGAGTGTTTCCATGCAATTGCCTATCTCTCAGCGATATAAGCCGTAGGAAACAAAGAAACAAGTTTTTGAGCATAAAAAGAGCCGCAGGCGGCTCAACCTGCGGCTCGGGTGTCAAACAAAAGATCCTTAATTATGACAAGGATGAGCCTTTATAGTGTATCAGCTGCTGCTTTGATTCTTTCAGCAAAATCATGCAGTCCTGCTTTAAGTTGTGCAATCTGTTCATCTGTAAAACCATCGGGTTTTCCTGTTTGATTTACATCTACTTGATCAAACTTGTGATAAAGCCATCCTCCTGACTTGCTAAAATAGCGATTTGCGAATCTACGGATATTCAAATCTAAATAGATGTCTTGCAACTTTTGTTTTGGTGTAAGATCTGCCATGTTTATTCCTCCATTTTATAAGGTGCTACAACTATATATTCTCCAGTAAATGCCTCTGCATCCTGATAATCTCTATAAACCTCCACATGTGTGATGCCCTCTTCGAACCACTCTCGAACATCAAATGTTCCATCATCGTTCTTGTGGTAATATGTGCGATCACGATAATCACTACTGTATAACTCACCATCAGCCTCTTTAATTTCATTGGTATAAGGGTCTTGCCAACTTACCGACTGCCAACTGCTATTGAAGCTCATTGCTTCTACGAAAAGATTTGTTGCCATAATTGTATGTGTTTATGTGTTTTTTTTAAGAGGGAGGAGGAACCCTCCCTCTTTTTGTTTAACTTTCCATTAATTCTGTAACCAAGTGATTGATGTAATCTTCAAACTGGTCTTGCATTTCCATCCGCCCTTTTGAGGCTCTGAAGTTTCTAATTGCTTCAATTAGTTCAACTTCCTTTTTAGTAAATCTTGCCATAATTCTATTGTTTTTGTTTGACAGTGCAAAGGTAATACTTTTTTTCGTATTATGCAAATTTTTTGACTAAAAAAATACTTTTTTTCGTATTTTTATATATTTTGCAAAGTGGACTTGACAAAACGGGGGTGTTTGTCTCGCAGGCAGGTGTCTGCTGTCCTTCCCAGAGCGGAACCGATGGCGGATCCGTCTGCTCCAGTCTGCTCGATACATGACAAGCATGTGGGCTTTCCTCTTTTGCTTTTCCCCTCACTGCGTTCGCCCATGTCGTGATTCTCTTTCGGCTGCAAATGATTGCCGTTGTGTATAATTTTCGCCTTTAGTACTGCAAAGGTAAGACGCTCGCGCTGTCGCCTTGCAAGGTCATGCAGCGTTTTACAAAAGAAAAATCTCCAACCCAATAGGTAGTATTTTTCGTAAAAATCTTGCAAGCTGCACTCGCTACCTTGGTAAAGCAGTATAAATTCAAAAATTAATTATCCGCAACAACAATTAAACATTTACAGTTATGAAAGAGATTATCAATTATGACATGGGTTCAGTAGCAATGCGAGTAAAAAGTGAAAAGTATTTAGCTGATTTGATGTTCAAGATTGGCGAAGCAATGGATGAAATAGAGCAAGGTGGTTTGCGTTGTAGTACAAATGCGTATATAGATATGCGCCATTTGTGGGAGTCTCTCTCTCGTTGGGATGGTTTGAAGCCAAGAAAAGCAGAATAATATATAAGGTATAAGGTTATGCAATTAGATTTGTTTGCTCAGTTTCAAGCGGCAGAGCAGCCGCCAGTAGTGCAGTCCGTGCGCAAGGTTCACAGTTGCAGCATGCGAGAGTTCAGAGAGAGCCAAGAGATAGAGAGCGATTTCTTCAATGGTCGTGCGGCATGGCTATACAAGCAGCTTGATAGCGAGCTCAAGCGGCAAGAGGCGCAGCGCCTTGAGGAGAGCCGAGTGTTAGCGAGCGGGTGGCAATAAGCCCCCGCTTTTATTGTGTCCTTTTTCATTACGGACGCGTGTTTGTACCTTTGCGCTGTATTTATTAACACCCGCTAACGCTATGAAACCAGACTTTTATTCAGTAGAAAGAATCACCAACAAGAAAGGCAGCCTTGTAGCTGCTTTCGTTCCATCCACCAAGCAAGTATGGAAAGAGGATAGCGAGGGTATCCGTCCTATGCGTCTCAAGGGTTATGAGTATATGCCTTGGGGAGTGGACAATAAGATGCCTTATAACATCCTCGACCAAATAGAGCAGGACGAGACCATCAACACTTGCCAACAGCACAACATCAAGAACTGCTATGCTGCTGGTTTGGAGTACCTCATTCCTGAAGGTACCAAAGGCAAGATTGCTGATGAGGTGCGTCTGTTCTGTACTCGCACCGACCTCAGTAGCTACTACCTCGGAGTGTGCACAGATATGAAGTTCTGGCAGTTCGCCGTGACTGTCTTTACCCTCAACAAGGGTGGCGACAAGATTGCAGCTATCAGCCGCAAAGAGGCGATGTACTGCCGTTTCTCTCCCGATACTTGCTCTCGTCGTTATGTGTTCTATGCCAACTTCCGTGACTCGAACCATCCCGACAAGTTCCAGAAGTACATCCTCCTCGATCAAGACGATCCGCTTGGCAACCTTGAGGAGTACATGAAGCGCAAGAGTGGTGACCAGCAGTTTGCTATGGTCACTCGCATTCCAACGCCTGACAACACCTACTATCCAATCCCTTACTACGCTTCGCTGTTCAAGGGCAAGTGGTATGATATCAAGCAGCTGATTGCCCTCGCCAAGTATAGCAAGCTCAAGAACGCTGCTCCGCTCAAGTACCTCATCACTATTGCTCCTCAGTTCTGGGAGGAACAGTTCGACTTGGCGGGTATCACTTCCCCTGATGATCAAGCAGAGTTCGTTACAAAGAAGAAAACCGAGATCGTGGACTTCTTGACTAG